GGAAAAATTGCCTCCCTAATCGGGAGCGCCGTAGAACGGCGAGACACAAAAATTGTGAAATTTTCATGTCCGGTGACAGGACCTTTGGTTCTATCACGTCTCCATTACAAACGCTTTATGGACAATGATCAAATTCGAAAAGAATTTGAGTCGTCCAAAAGAGCACTTTGTTTGGAAAGTTTGAAGTCGAGAGAGTCAACTACTTATAAATTGCCCGATTTAAATTCTAAATTAGAATTTAGGGTCGGTGAGACAATATATATGAAGAAGGATCTCGATCTTTTCCATCAAAATTTGAAGGGCCAAATATCCCAACAAGCGAAACAAATTGAATCGCTCGAGGGTAATAAGGCCGCATTCCTCGAAAAACTCGGTTTCGCTATTCAGGATAAAAAACCTGAAAGCGAAGTTGACGAATTAAGAGGACAAATCTTGACAACGGAAAAAGAAATAGCTGCTACGAAGGAAGCTATGGCGAAGAATAACAAGAAATTAGCTGTGACTGCTAGCTGGATAAAAATTTTTCCAGCAAAGGATTCAAGCCTAATTTCTACATTATCTTTCCCATACTTCCGTCCGGGCTTTACTATAGAGCCTTTTCAGGGTCCGAAAGGAATCTCAGAAAAATTGTTGAAGGACATTGTCGATTTTTCCCTAAGTTTAGGAATTTATGAAATCGTCTTTGGCCCAAATCAAGATTTTTGGGATGGAAAAAGTGTAAAACCTTTCCCTCCAGAATTGGAGGAAAAGGAGAAACTTTCTCCTTCTGAAAATGCTTGGCATTATATAACATCGTTAAGAAATACAAAGTCCAACCGTAAGGTTGTACGAAGTATTCCGATGAAATATTTGCCAAAAACAGTCTTTAACCAGACCGAGACAGTGTCTTTAGGACATTTTTGTCTCGAATGTGGCAAGGACGCCGAGGAGTGTAAATGTGAGCATGGCGCACAGCGTATTGTCGAGGCAAAAACCAAGACAGCGCCTGTGGCCAACCTTACATTGAGCCCCGAGGTTAATCCTAATCTCTCTTTTTCTGACATTACGTCAAATAAAAAGAAAGCGGAAAAACCTATACCTGGAGACATTAAAGAAGTCATTCCCGTTCCGGTTATTAAACCAAAGATCGAGAAAGTCGACAATATTGTCCCCAGTCCTGTCCTAAATTTACCATTTTTTCATTATATAAATAATGAAAAAAAGTTTATTAGTTCAGCAGAATGTTTAAAGCAATTGAGTGAGAATCACCCGGTTCACTGTTCCCATAATATGGGATTTTCAGTATCCGATGCGTTCCTTCTCCATGCAAAAAACTTTCATGGTTCTTCTCTAAAAGACCTTTACACAGATTTCATTTTGAAACCTTGTAAAGTCTGTTCAAAGAAGCATCCGTCCTATTATGTTTGTGACGACGCTGTTTTAGTATCCGATAGAGGGATATCTACTGATCTTTCGGGAAAACCCGAAGCTGATGAGTATATATTCGCTCCTTGCGGACTATTCAACGTCCTTTCCAACTTTTGGACAGGATTGCCTATCAAGATTAAAGCGTCTGATCCTCTTTGTAAGACGATCATGATGCTCGTAGATGAAGGCGTTGCTCCTGATTACCTTGTTCGATATCTTCGTGATGCGAATGTACTATGTTTTTCAAACAAGTACCCGCATCTCTTTAAAGATGTCGGACTGGATAATCCTGAAATTGATTCAGATGAGGAGCCCTCTCTAATTGACGAAATGGAAGTCGAGTACAATAAAGGATATAAATCCTTTAAAAGTTATCTCGATCTTTATATCGCTAAAGAAATAGAGAGACAAATTCGTTCTTTAGGAACGACTGTTGGTTTATCAAAGCCGAAAACGGCTAAGAAAGCTCAGGTTAATCCTAAGCCTACTTATAATACTACGGAATCTCGAAAGAGAATTCCCAAGGAGAAAAATCCCCCTGGTGCCGTAGTATCAAAAGATAAAAAACCAGCAGTCGAACCGAAGACGGACGAACTTGTTTTAGTTCAGGAAGCAATCAACAAGTTGATTGCACCAGGAACAAAAGGACCGAGAAGATGGCTCAGAAGAGCTCTTCTCACTAACTTTAAGGAGGCCGAGAAAGATTTCAAGGCCAAGAGGTTGACCCAGGAAAATTTTAATACCTGGATCGCATCCCATAAAGCCGTACCTGATGTTCCTGCTACTGAAAATTTGATCACGTCGATCAATAACGAGTGGATAGAATTTCGAAAGAAATTTCCTAACGTTGGTGTTTACCAACGGCCCACTACGCCTGAAGAACGTGATGCTTTAGAGCTCAGGAAGCGACTTTGGAAAAAGGCACATAACTTGTCGGAAGAGGAAAAGAAAAAAATCTCATTGCCTAAGGTGCGTATTGCACCAGGCAAGAGGGATTCTAAACCCTCGACAAGTAAGGCAGCTAATGCTGCATCTGCCGTTCCAGCCGCACCTGAATGGGCATCCGGGTTACAAACGATATTTTCAATATTGAAGGAGTTACGAGGAGTCTTTGTTCATTAGACTCACCTTCAGAAATATCGGTATTTGGACCGAAGTACCTTGCCCTCCTAGGTTATAGGCGAGACGGGAATAAAATTTATCCCGCCGCGCCTCTACCTAGTGTACGAATCGAATATATTCGACAAGTACTAATGGCTTATGGAAAAGAACATAAAAAATTATATCGGACCTTGAAAAGGACCGGTCTTATTTTTCATCCCTGCGTTCCTGAATTTATACGATGTCGTGCTACAAAAGCAGACATCGTGGTTTATTCAGAAATGGTTGAGAATGTCTTACCAGAAGGCCAACTTTCGAGAAAATTTCGAGTCGCCTATGAAGGCTATCGAGCTTTTATCACTTCAGTCAGGCTTTATTGGAAGGGCTATAAAATGCCCTTTCCCGATAAAGATTTAATTGACATGAGGATAAATTTTCTTCGAAACCCTATTAAATTTGTTAGAGAACTTAAATCTCTCTTTAATAACTTCAGAAATGAAGTTATGAGTGATTCTAGTCGACTACCAAATCTTTTAGGATACTTTTATTCAAGGGAAGTTTGTAACGAAAATAAGTTACAATCATCCTTTTGCTTACGTGCTCTACCTGCTTATGCAGAAGATGTAGAACCCGAGATACAAAATTGTATCAAGCGGTATACTACCGTAAGCGAAGGTTATGACCTGACAGAATGGAAAGAGTGGATTAAAGATTGGACGAAATTTTATCGCCCAAAAGTTAATCCATCATTCTTTCCGATTTCTGTCGGAACAGGAGCCTGCCTTGAATTTAGTAGGTCAGACGGTGGGATGACTAAAGCAGTTAAAAATCTTCTAGCATCGAGATTAACCAAGGAAAATTTAACCTTGTTTAAGCAAGATGTGTCGAAGTTTGAGATGCTTAGTCTCTCACGTCTTGATACCACAGACAAAAATGGATTATATTTAATCTATTCCTGCCTTTCCAGTTTGGCGCCAGCTATAGGACATGCAAGAGAATGCAAAGGTGGATGTAAATTCACCTCACTGCATCCTCCCATGTGTATACTGGCGATCCGTGAAAGGGGGTATAAGGTCCGTTTACCAACTATGACCGTGAGCCCGATAGTTATTCTATCGAAAGTCTTACGGTCCGTGGCGGACTCTTATCTACGTTCAGATCCTAGGATCGGGCCTTCTCTTCAGGGCAAGTATTTCGATACTTTGCCATTTTCTGATAGAGAAGGGTTCCGATCTCAAGATTTAACCGTTGCTACTGATCATCACCTAGTTGATATGACCCGAGAATTTTATAGAAATATAAACCCGGGTATTCAAGTATGGGATGACATAGTAAATGTTGTATGTAACTATTACACCATATTTTCATCCGATCAGCTTCAGACTTATAGAATGCTCAGAACTAAATCTGAGCAATATTTCTATAGTATGAAATTTGAGTCCGCTATGAAGGATAAGTTCTTTAATAAATTTATGAAGAAATATTATCCTGAATATGACTCAATTCCGATGGATAAAGAATATGTTGATAGTTCATGGGAAAATTTACATGCAAGGTTCGGGAGAGTTACCATAAGAGGACAGCCAATGGGCGTATCCTCTTCATGGCCTCTCCTGCCCCTGGTTACCCTATTCGCTTTTGAGACAAGCTCGAAAGCAGCAAGGATAACTATCACCCGGGAAGTTTCGAAAACTATTCCTCTGGGTGATAGCCTGTATTTTGCCCGCGTTTTAGACAATAAAGATCAAAAAGTGACCCTAAAAAGGGAAGTTCCTTTTGATTATTTAAATGTTCTAACAACGGGTGATGATGGGATAATGTCTATGGATAAAGATCATAGTGTACGACACACTGCTCAACTTTTAAAGCTGGGTAGTATAGTGTCGCCTACTAAAGATTATTTTCATGAGCATTATGCTATCTACACAGAGATCATCTACAAAGACAAGAAAATGTTAGGAATACTTCCTATGGGTCCATTTTTGGCCCCATTTTCTACTCGTTTTTGCACATGGTACTCACAGCCTAAAGCCCTAGTGGATCTTCAAAAACATTTCAAATTTAAGTTAAAAAATTACCTTAAATTCTCTGTTTTTAAGTTCCATTGGGACTTTTTGGCTCAAAATGGTGTTCCTCTTTTTGCTCCTCAGGAGATCGGTGGCTTAAATTTGCCTTTTAAACCGAGCTCGAGAAAGCGTGTTGCAG